TAAGTAAATTCAATTTAAAGATACTTTATTATAGTTATTTTTAATTAAAAAGCGTAGAAAAAGTATTATAATATTAGTTTAATTAGTTAATTATAGAAATAAAGTTAAGTAAATTCAATTTAAAGATACTTTAATAAGTAATATAAGTAAAGCTTTTATAGTATTATAGTAATTCTTTAAATTAATAATGTAGAAGTGATGTATGTAGTATAAAAAAATTTAAAATTATTAGGTCCATATCAGTTTGAAAAGTTAAACATTCATAAGTAAGTATTCATTCTTAAAGGTATTCTAGTCAGTCAGTAAGTTTATAATTCTAATAAGGTATGTATGCATGTCAATAGAATTCAGTATGCCCCTTTACTTATAGTTCATCGCAAAACTTATATTTCTACTGAAGTTTATGGTAGAAAGTTTTTTAATCCATTTAACTTTGCTAAATCCTTTTTTAATTCTTCTAATTCATCCTTTTTTAAGGTTAAATCAAAATCATAATTTGTGATAATCTTTGTTAATTTAGTAATTGCTTTCTCACATTTTGTTATATCTTCTAAAAGCTTTTCTTTAGTATATGTGTTTATATCAAATATTTTAGGTTCTTGATTTTCATTAATTACTTTTTTCATTTTAGTATATATAAATTTATATAAGAAAAAAATTTAAATAAAAAAATTCAAATTCTAAAAGTAATAAAAAATAACTTAAAGAAATAAATATATACATAATTATAAATATGAGTTTAGAATTTGATTTTTTGAAAATGAATAAAAAATATTCAGATGGATTATTGAAAGATCACTTAGATTGCAAAAATTATATATCGCAATTTTTTATTCCATTAAAAAATGGATCACATGCTTTGATAGAAAATAATTTAGTCAATATAATTCAAAAAGAAACTATGAAAGAAGTATATTTACAAAGATTTGAAAAGGATATACAAAATTGGTATAAAACAAAAACTATTCCGAAAGAACTAATATGTGATATAACAAAACCAATAGTTGGTAATAATTTTGTTAATATTGGTAAGCAACTTAAACATAAATATATAGAATACAACTCATTTCAACCAGAAGTAAAAACAAAAGTCAATTTAATGCTCTCATATATTAAAGAAGTATGGGCTAGCAATGATGAAAAGGTTTTTCAATATATGTTAAAATGGTTATCTAATATGGTCAGAGGCAACAAAAATAAGTCATGTTTATATGCTAAAAGCTTACAAGGAACAGGTAAATCAACTTTACCAGAATTCATAAGAGATTATGTAATTGGTTCTGATATTACTTGTAAAGGTAAAGCAGATCATTTAAAAGGCCAACATAATTTACAATTATTAGGTCGTATTTTTGTTTATTTTGAAGAATTACAAATTTTTTCAGATAAAGAATGGTATGCAGTTGATAGTGAATTGAAAGATATGATAACAGATGATCGTGGTTCATACACAGATAAATATGAAAAACGATTTGAAGCACAAAATATTAATAATTATATGATCATTACAAATAGTAATTTGAAAGGTGTTAATGGCCGTCGTTATTTAGTTTGTGATTTATCTTCAAAGTATATGGATGATTTTGTTTATTATGGGAATTTAAGAAATAATTGTTTTAATGATGAAGTTGGTAAAGCATTTTTTTGTTATTTAATGGAGATTAATATTGATAACTTTAATTCATTAGACTTACCAGAAACCAAATCTAAATTATCAATTATAGCAGATCTTTTATCTCCAATAGAAAAGTTTTTAAAGTTTAATTATGTTTTACGAAATGCCCCAATTAAAGCAAAATTGAAAGATTTACATGAAAACTTTCAATTATTTGATAATGGTAAATCATTGGGTGTATCAATTCATAAATTTAATTCTGATATGAGAGATCTTGGATTGTTATCAAAAAGGATGACTGTAGGCCATGTATTTGATATAAGTTTAGAAGAATTGAATAATCTAGCTAAAAAAAGAAAATGGTTAAATGAATTAGATGATGATATAATTGATAAAGATGGTTTATTTGATGATAGTTCAAAATTATTTGATGATGCACCAGCTATTGATTATAAAATGTTGTATGAAAATTTGAAAAAAGAAAACAATGATCTACTTAACAAACTCAAATTATTAGAATCACAGATTCAAAACCAAACAACTGTAAAAGATACTATTGATAAATTATCTAAAAAAGTTGAAAAGTTAGTTAAACATTCTGATTATAATTTTGGACGCAATAAATCACTTCCAAAAAATGATATTGATGACGAGATGAACATTATAATTGAAGAATGTGATTTATTTCAACCACAAAAGAAAACAAAAGATGAATGTGATTTTATTGAAATAAAAAAAGGTGTCTATCAAAATAAAAAAACAAATAAAGAATATACAATTGCTAAAAGTTTAAAATTTGATGGTAAATTATTTTAAATTTTCTTTATATATATCTTATCTATATATTTCTTTAATATCAATTCATTTTTTTTGGTATCAGTGCTAAATTTTTTATTGAATTTTTTAAACCGTTCAATATAAGTTCCTTTAGTATTTTTCATAAAGTATAAAAAAGCGATACACCACCAACCACAGCTAGATGCATCAATATTTTGAAGATCTAATTCATTATAAAAAATGTTTTCGGATTCTCTTTTAAATAAATCATATTCGTTCTGAGGAGGTACTGCACCAAAAGAATCAAAATAATAAATATCATTTTGGTTTTTAATAAAACTTGTCCAATGACTTCCAGGTTTATTATGATCTTGTAAGTTAATTATATAAAAACCTTCTTTTAATGATTTTAAATCATCTTTCATATAGATTCCAACTAAGTTTAATTTCAAAAATATAGCAATGGAACAAAGATCAGAATCAGATAAAGAAGTTAATTTATGTTCATGTTTTGATTGTTTTAAACCATTACCTTCTAGCATCATATTAGCTCTATTTCCAATATCTGTGACAGTATTCATTACCTTTCTAGCAAATGTAAGTCCATGGAATATTTGCTTGATATCTTGCATAATGAATATTTCATTACCAAACATTCCACTTGTTTCTAATAAATTTTTTATAAATACTTGACAGTTATTATGTTTTGAATTATAATTAAACATCTCATTTCCCATTTTAGTATAACAATTATCACATAATGTTTTGATAGTTAAATTATATGGGATATGATTTACTTTTCTTATTTCTGAATTTACTGGAATATTATTATTTACTGTAAATGATATTGTTGCATTCTTTTCTATAGAATATTTATTATTAATGATAACTTTAAGATGAAATAATTTATCATATTCAGATTCTTGTATCCGTTGATCCAATTGACCGAATGTTAAAGTATTTAAAGTTTTATATAAAATAGAACTTAATGGAGAACGAACGATATAAATTGAATTTATAATTTCATCTCCATATTTATTCAACATTTCCCTAAATTGAAATGGATAATTGTTAAAACCCTTACTAATATTATCAATAATTTTATTAACAGGACGATTATAAAAGTTGATCAAATTTTTAATTTTACTCATTTAATGTATATATATTAGATGAATATTTTTTATTAAAATAAATAACAAACTATTTATATGTTTTATGTTTTAGTAATTTGATTTAAATGAAATTTAGATTTTTCATGTCTTGATTTGTGATTATGTGTATATTTTCTATTGCAAATTTCACAAATACATACTTTAGATCTTCTAGCTTTGATTTGTTCTTTATGAACTTCTCTATAATTTTTGTTTCTCTTTGATATATCTTCTTTATGTGTTGATGCATATTCATGAACTTTTTTAATAATATCTTCTTTATTTGCTTCATAATATTCTTTATTATGTTCTTTAAAATATTCTTTTTTGTTATCACGATATTCTTTATTATATCAAAAGTTGGACAAAAAGTATTCATATTAGCATTTAATAATTCATACCAATAGCGTTCTTTTAAGCATGCTTCATTTTTATCATTACAAGGATATTTCTCAACCTCAATCATAGACCAATTATTCCAACTTTCGTTTTCTCTCATTATTTTAAATATTTTGTAATTATAACTTTTGGATTTAGAATTAACGCAATCATATTTATGTTTTGCTTTCCGTTTAGTAAAATCAGTCGTATGTCCTACATAAACATCTTTTACATTTAAATTATTACAAACTATTTTATATATGATTGTGTTTTGATAATTAATTTCTTTTCTAGGCATTTTCTCTTATAATATCTTATAGTGTCTTATCTTTAAGTGTCTTCTATTAAATTATATGGAACAATAATTTATATCATATTATATTTAAAACAAATTGCAGCTTCTTACAATCGTAACCTTATGTTGCGTTCTTTTTTGTCAGTATTAAAATTTAGTTTGCCTAAATGTGATGACATACTACCACCAAATATTACGCTTGTCCCTAGAGGTTTAAAAGCAGATCTAGATAAAACACTACTTTGCGTTCCAAGACCAGCTATAGATGTACTTGGGTTATTTACCTGTGATGCTATTCGTCTAATTGTATTATTTGTTGGAGTTAATGATCCTCCTACTTTGTTGTTTCTGTGATGATGATGCAAATAAATATCACCACGAGTTACATAAATATCATTGGACATTTTCTATATATTATATTAGCAGATA